AGTTGGGACACAAGTGGAATACAAGATGAGAATGAAATGTCGAATAATTACTATCAAGAAACTTTTGGCGATAAAGTTGAGTAAGCTGTTCCCTAACGTTCCCTTGATTGTGGAAGTTGGGAAAAGCCAGCGAAAAATAACGATTAATAACAAATAAAAACAAGTACAGACTATGAATACAGAAGAAAATAATACCCAATTGCCACAATCAAGTGTTAGTGAGAGTACTTTGACTATTCCTGATATAAGAAACAAACTAAGTCCAATAACAACTTTAATTGCAATGATTGAAAGAGGCGAAATGGAATTAGCAAAACAAGCTATTGCACAATCAAAAATAAGTATAAACTATTTGGCGCAACGTGAGGTGTATTCTCACTAACGCATTCATTTACTCAACTCACAAAACAACTAACAAAACCAATACCTAAGCTTATGAATTCCGCAAAGTACATCCAAGACTATGAGAGAGATTTAAGATTTATTCGCTTCTCAATTGAAACGATCAAGAACTACAGCAGCCAAATAAAGTTATTCCTAGCATATTTCAAAGAAAAAGACAGTCCGAAACATATTTCGGCAGATGAAATCAAGGATTATTTATTAAATGCTAAGGAAGTCAATTCGCAAAATGCAATGCATTCCGCAATCAAGAAGTTTTATATTCTGACAATCAAGCAAAACAGAAAATTTGAATACATAACGTATGCAAAAAAAGAAAAGAAGATTCCGCTGGTGATTGATATGGATGAGTTGGTAGGAATGATTGATAAAATCGAGAATAAAAAACACAAAGCGATCATTGCTTTGACATCATCGGTCGGATTACGAGTTTCTGAAGTGTTAAATTTAAAGCTGGAACATATTAGCACACCACTTATGCAAATTAGAATTATTGGTGCAAAAGGTAAAAAAGACCGAATAGTTCCTCTAACACCCACGACTAGAGAAATAATTCGCCTGTATTACGTGGAATATCTACCAAAAGAATATTTATTTAATGGACAGTTTGGTTTAAAATATTCTAATGGAAGCTGCAACCAAATCGTTAAGAAATATCTAGGAAAACAATACCACATGCACACTTTGAGACATAGCGTAGCAACCGGATTGTTTGAAAAAGGCATTGATTTAAAATTTATTGGCGATTTACTAGGACAAACTTCATTAAAAACAACTGCTATTTATGCGCATACATCAAGTAAAAGCTTAAAAAAGCTTCCATTTGCTATATAATCACGAAATCAAGTCCTTAAAATCAATGTCTAAAGCTTTGCAAATTTTAAATAGAGTGCCTATCGTAGTATTTATTTCGCCACGTTCAATGCGTCCTATTTGGCTTTTAGGAATATTAGCGTCGTATGACAATATCGCCTGAGAAAGATTTTTAGACAATCGTTTCTCTCTCAGTTTTTTACCAACATATTTAATAAATTGTATTTCGTTCTTTTCTACCACGCAATAAAATTGCAGTTATATTTTAAAATAAAAGAACGCATATATGAGTTTATTTAGGATTTTTCGCCACAAAAGTAAGAACCAAATTAAGAATAACAACCCAAAATCAGTTCAATGCAAATTACATCACAAATGAAATCTTCTATTCCATTCCAGTATGCGCAGCAAGTACTGGATGGGGAATTAGTTACGGGCCAATGGATAAAATTAGCGGCGCAACGTTTTTTTGACTGGATAGAAACCGCTGATCAGGATGGCTATGTGTTGGACCATAACCAAGGAATGTTTGCGATCAACTTCTTCCCTAAATTCCTAACGCATACTAAGGGGCCAATGGCGAAAACTAAAACACCGTTCGAACTTTCGCCATACCAGCAATTTACTATTTATAACATTTTTGCATGGGTAAATGCAGCCACAAAACTTCGCAGAATCAATTTTATTTATGAAGCCGTGGCGCGTAAAAACGGAAAAACTACACAACTTGCCGGACTTGGTTTATATTGCCAAGCTTTGGATGGCGAAGAAGGTCCTGAAATTTATGTAGGAGCCACTAAAGAGGCACAAGCCAAAACACTTTGGGAGCAAGCATTTGCCTTTGTCGAAAAATCGCTGCTGCTGCGCACGTTGGGTTTTCGCAATACCCAGCGTGAAATCCGTTTTTCGCACACCTCCGGAGTGTTTCGTTTCCTTGGTGGTGACAGTAAAACGCTCGATGGACTAAATCCTTCTTTGGCCTTGGTCGATGAATACCATGCGCACAAAGATGATAGCGTTCGGGAGGTTCTGGAGTCTGCAATGGGAGCGCGGGACAATCCGTTGGTGTACATTATCACCACCGCAGGATTCAACTTAAAATCTGCCTGTAAACTTGCCGAAGATTCGTATAAAGACATTCTTTTAGGTCTAAATGTGGACAATCATACGCTTATTATGATCCATCAAATGGACGCTGATGATGATTGGGAAGATGAAAACAACTGGGAGAAAGCAAATCCAAACGTAATGTACAACAGTACTTTAATGGATTTCATGCGCCGTGAATTCATAAAAGCTAAAAACCAACCGTCGAAAATTCCAAATTTCAAGACTAAATCGCTAAATATGTGGGTTGATGGTGATAATGTTTGGATTCCTTCCGATATCTGGAAAAAAAACGACATCAATTTTGGCAGAGATAAAAAGCTCCCAAAACTCGAAGTTGATATCGCTAAGTTTAAAAAATTCGGTTCTTATGCCGGATTAGATTTATCCACAACTACTGATATTACCGCATTTGTACTAATATCAGAGCCTGATGAAGAAAATATTCGTTACATAAAACCCTTTCTTTTTTGTCCGGAAGATACAATTGACAAGCGTTCCAAAGAGGACCAAGTACCATATCGATATTGGCGTGATGCTGGCTATCTCTATGCAACACCTGGAAACGTAGTCGATTATGATGTGATTGAAGATTACATTTATAAAAACTACCATCAATTTGGGGTAAAAAGAATTGAGCGTGACCGTTGGAACTCAAATTCAATAATCAATCACCTGGTGGAGCAGGGTTATGAAGTGTCTGATTTCTCGCAAACCATTTCTAATTTTTCGCATCCTACTAAAATGTTTGAGAAAATGGTTTTCGAAGGTAAAATAAAACACGATGGAAACCCAGTTATGGAATGGATGCTTTCCGGTTGTGTCACCATTGAAGATCACAACGAGAATATCCGAATATCAAAAGGAAAATCACACGCAAACGGCAAGCGTATCGATGGAATTATTGCAGCAATTATGGCACTTGGTGGTTCGCTTTCGCCAAAAGAGGAACAATCTAAATACAGTAAGGAAATGAACCCGGATGATATTTATATATAAAACCCGAAAATGAGGGAAACCGTAAAATAAACCCAAAAATTAAATTAAACATTTGTCACTAATCAAAAAACCCATATATGAGCCCATTAGAAATTGCAAATCAAATCGAAATTGAAAAATTAAAAGTACAAAACGAAAAAATGAAAAAGCTAGCTACCCGGGATGGCTTCTTTAAAGAATATTTTCTCGAATGCAAAAATCACAAAAGCAATAAAGCCGCTTTCAATGCTTTGAATAAAGAATACAATGATTTATTTGGGCTGGATAGATACAGTGATTTTGAAAGTTTTAAAAGAGTAATAATTTTTCACAACCAAAAAAAATAAAATGAAAATCCTACAAATAATAGTGGTCACCTTTATCCTGGCATTTGCCACCACCGCACTTTTCGAATTAAAATTTATAGATACGAATCCCGTCCGCTACGTACTTGTAATTCTCTTAATCTTAATCGAATTAGCCACTGGCTTTTTTTACATAAAATCTGAAATAAAAAAATAAATGAATAATCAAGAAAACAATGGTTGGATTGTAATAACACCAGAAAGTGAGTTACCAAAAAAAGGGCAGTATTTTGCTTTTTATAAAAAAACAAAAAAAGTTACTGCAATAGATTTAGATCCAAGTAATACAATCGATAGGAATCTTTTTAAAAAGTTCTTTTCTCATTATCAAGAAATTAAACCACCGGAGCATCCAATTTTTTAAAACTCATAACTTATAATTAATAATTCATAATTATCTCACATGTCCGAAAATCTAAAAACAGCCAATATCAAAACCGCAATATCAAGGCTTCCAAATCCTAAAACCTACTCACCAAATACAGTTACCGTTGCTGTCGGAAAACTAAAATACACCTTCGAAAAAACAAAAGACGAATGGTATTTCGTTTTCTAGTAATTAAAAAAAATAGCTATGAAAATATTCTTGCAATCCTTCTTTCAAATTGGCTTAGTAGCTATAAACACGATGTTAATCTCGAAAGGGATTTACATCGGTGTTTTTATAGTCTCGTTTATGATCAGCTTGCTTTGGGCATTCAATGTTTCAAAAGTAGCAATCTCAACAATCAAACAAAAAATAACCTACGCATTCGGTGCCGGTTGTGGCGCAATAATTGGATTGCTGATAATTTCCTTTTTCTTAAACTAAAAAAAATAGTAATTTTATAAAAATTTTTAAATATGACTGAAATAGAAATTCTTCAGATAATGGCTATTTACTTACCGGAATTTCCTTTGCCGCAATCACGTAAAAAAGGATTTATAGATGGAATTAATGCTTGTATAAAATTTGCTAACATAAAACCTTGTCCGCATTGTAAAACAGGAAAACTTGAAGTTACGCCAGGAACATTATCTTCAGATGATCCGTATTTAATTTGCGATAATTGTTGTAGTACGTATAACCTTTAACAAAAACCCGATCTAACAATCGGGTTTTTTTATGCTTAAAATTTAAAAGCAAAACTTTCACCCTTTTACACAAATCCATCAATCTACTTTTACATGGAAAATTAACAAACCATGTCATTAGATCAGGCTTTTACTCAAATGTTTGCAACCCGAAGCGCGGGAACAGGAACACAAGTTTCCAGTTCGTTATTTGGCTTTGGCAGTATGTTTGGCGTAGAAAGCAAAGGAACAATGGCCAGTTCAAAATCGGCATTTACCTTATCTGCTTTTTACAATGCTGTTGAGCAATTGTCAAATGATATGGCGAAGCTGCCAAAAATAGTATTCAAAAAAGACGGTGAAAGCCGAATAAAATTCTCGGAACATCCCGTAAATAAGTTAATCTCACAACGCCCAAATTCTCTAATGACAGCCTTCGATTTTTGGAAAATAATCGATATTTCCTGCACCGTAAAAGGAAATGGGTACGCTGAGATTGTTCGCAATTCCTTTACTGGACTTATTGAGGAATTATACTTCTTGGACCATGATGATGTGAAGGTTTTTATAAAAGATCGCAAATTATATTACACCTACAAATCCCGTCAAATCGATGCGGCTGATATGTTGCATTTCAAAGGATTCTCCTTTGATGGATTAGTGGGCGTTGGCGTGGTGACTTTTGCTGCAAAGCAACTAGGTATCTCTATTGATTCCCAAACTTACCAGCAGGAAGTATATAAAGATCGTGGTTTAGGGTATGGTGTTATCGAAAGTGAGTTGGAAGTGAATGTAGCAAACAAAAAATATATAGAAGATAGTTTCTCATCTAAAATGAGTGGAGTCAGTAAATTCAAAGTACCCATGTTAGATGCTGGTATGAAATACAAACCCATTTCTATTTCACCTGCTGAAGCACAATTCCTGGAAACAAATAATGCAGGAGTTCTTGAAGTGTGCCGTTGGTTAAATATCGCACCGCATAAACTAAAAGACATTACTTCCGGTAATTATTCTAATATCTACCAGCAATCAATTGAACATGTTCAGGACTCGATTATGCCGCGTGCGGTTTCTCGCGAGCAGGAATTAGATACAAAGCTTTTTTCTCAAAAAGAGCAATTGACAGTATATACTAAATTTAATATTTCGGCCTTACTGCGTGGTGATTTGCAAATGAAACAAGGTTTTTACACCGCAATGGTTTATGCCGGTATTTACACAAGAAATGAAGTTCGTGCCCTGGAAGATATGAATCCTATTGATGGATTGAGTGAAATATTACAGCCAGTGAATATGCAGGCATTATCGATGGCAAATCAATTAATAAAAGAACAACAAAATGGAAATAGCAGTAAATAAAGTAGTTGTTCGTGAAGCGGTGGTTCGCGCACTTACTGATGAAAACAAACAAAATCGTGAAGCGGAATTTGTGATTTCTACTGAATCAGTAGATTCTCATGAAACTGTTTTTAAGGTTTCTGGTTGGGACCTAAAGCGCTATGAAGCGAATCCTATTGTGTGTTACCAACATCGTTCGGGCTCTGATGATCCGGATATGATTTTAGGAACGTCTGCGGTTCGAATCGAAGATAATAAATTAATAGGTATCGTTCGTTTTGAAGCGGCCGATGTAAATCCTTTAGCTGAAAAAGTTTGGAAAAAAATACAGGCAGGAACGCTTCGTATGGCTTCAATAAGTGCCAATATCAAAAAAGGACACTGGGGCGACGAAAAGCTGGGTGAAGATGCAAATGTAATTTATTTTGATGATCAGGAACTGAGAGAATGGTCCATCGTGGCTTTAGGATCTAATCCGGATGCAATAAAAAGAAGTCATGACGCAATGGAAGAAATCCGAGCCAAATTAGAAAAAGAAACAACGGTAAAAGAACCGGAAACAATAAAGCGCACAGTACGTGAGGCTCAATTAAGTATTAATCAAAATTCATATTAAAAATGAAAAAATCAACTGAATTAAAGTTGGAGCGTACTGCAAAACTGCAATCGCAACAAGCTTTGGTAGCAAATGCCAAAGAATTAAAACGCGAAATGAATGACGAAGAAAATGCTTCGTTTGACACTTTGCAAACTGAAAGCGAAGTACTTACAAGAAGTATTGAGCGTTCAGAAAGTTTCGAGAGAAACGAATTGCTTTTAGCCGGAACTGGTGCGCAACGTTTAGATGTTCCAGAAACACCTGAAGAAACGCCAAAAGCAGTTTTCTCTATTCACCGTGCAATTCGTTCGCAAATGCAGAATGGGAAGCTTGAAGGAATCGAAAAAGAAATACATGATCGTATTATGGCGTCTGAGAAACCGGGTAGTATTACGCTTTCAGGTGTAGCGATCCCTATGAATAGAGCGCAACAATCCGTGACTGGTGATACAGGAACTAAAGGTGGTGCATTGGTAGCTACTGATTTGCAGTCGCCTATCGACTTCTTACGTCCTGATCCGTTAATGAAAAAAATGGGTGCAGCCTACATTACCGGGTTAACGGGTAATTTACGTTTCCCTAAAAATGAAGGTGGTATTGTAGCTTCTTGGGAAGGTGAAACAACTACCACTCTAGAAACTGCAAATGCGTATGGGTATTTGGATTCAATCCCAAAACGTTTGTCGGTAACCGTGCCAATTTCGCTTCAAAACTTGATGCAGTCTTCTATTGATTTAGAGAGATATACTGTCAACGACATTAATTTAGCGATTGAAAACGCATTAGATGCAGCGACTGTGAACGGAAACGGTTTAGGACAACCATTGGGTATTTTGAATAATACAAGTGTGAATGTAGTTGCTACTGATGTAAATGGTTCTTTACCTTCTTGGGATATGATGGTGGATGCAGAAACGAATGTTTTTGTGGCAAATGCAAGTGCTGCCAAAATGAATTATTTGGTAAATCCTAAAACTCGTGGGAAGTTGAAAAAAACAAAACACGCAGCCGGAGATCTAAACTACATTATGGGAGTTGATGGAACTGTAAATGGATATGCTTCTGGGGTATCAAATCACGTTCCTTCTAATCTTGTAAAAGGAACTGGAACGGCGCTTTCTGCAATGATTTTTGGTGATTTTTCTCAAGTGAATATTCACCAATGGGGATTTATGGATCTTTCAGTTGATGAAATTTCTCGTAAAAAAGAAGGTTTGATCGAGGTTACGGTTAACATATTTGTTGACGTTATGTTAAGACAACCAAAAGCATTCTCAGTTGCTAAAGGATTAATCACGGTATAATTCGTAAAAGATGAAAAATACAGATAAAACTAATAAAGCGGCCGAAGCGGTCGCTTTATTACAAAAAAACTTCGATGATGCATCCGAAGTTTTAAATACGCTTCCGGAAGATGCAACGGAAGATCAAAGTGCTCAAGCTGTAAAAGATTTTGAAGATGCTAAAGCAGCTTTGGAAAATGTAACCGCAGAGACTGCTAAAAAAGATGTGACCAAGGAGAAAAAACTGAAAGTGAAATTTAAAGTTTCACCAACAGGCAAATTTAACCTGGCGTATAATGTTGGCGAAACAGCTTTATTTAATGAAGCGCAGGCAACTGAATTAGTAGAGTCCGGCTATGCTGAATTTGTAAAATAAAAACCTATGGTAACAGATGTGAAATTCGAGCCAAATGATACTATGGAAATAGTCTCATTACTTAAGGCTAAAAAACACCTTCGTTTAGAAACTTCTTTTATAGATGAAGATGATCTTATTAAAAGTTATATAGGCGCAGCAATTGAAGCTTCAGAAAACTTTATTGGCGGCCATATTCTTGAAAAAGATATGACTATAAAAATGAATGCTTTTGATAGTCCATTGGTTTTTGAAGCATTTCCGTTACAAAGCGTAACATCTGTTCAATATTATCCACTGGGAAGTGAAGTATTGACAACGATGCTACCGGCTAATTATAGTCTGACAACGATCGGGTCAAAAGTGTTTGCCCTTCGTTTCAAAGAATCCGTTCCGAAAACAGCCGAAAGGTTTGATGCGGTAATCGTAATAGTGAAAGTAGGTAATGCTATTTTAAAAACGCCTAAACCGATACAACAGGCTATTTTATTACAAGTAGGCGATATGTACGAGCGTCGGGAGGATAGAACTGAGGTTATTGCAACCGCTGCCATGTCTCTTTTGCGTCCGTATAAAAAATACTGATCATGGAAAAAACACCATTCATAGGGCAACTGGACCGTAAAATACAAATAGTAGAACTTGTAAAGACGCGAAATTCTACAGGTGAGATGGAGGTGACTCATAATGTGATTTCCGAGCCGTTTGCCCAAATGAATGATTTGTCCGGTAGTGAGGATGTCGAAGGAAGTGTTCGGCATATCATAAACCGTTTTTACATGATTCGCTACAGTCCTATGATCAGAATGCGCGCTTCAGAATTATTAGTTATAGATAGCGGACAAAAGTTTAATATTTATCATGCTATAGAGGTGGGCCGAAAACAATTTTTGAAACTTTTAGTTCGAGATTATGAGTGATAGTTTAGGAATTACCGTAACGGGTTTTGAGGAATTAAAACGAAAAATTGAACTTCTGGCCTCTGATAAAGATAAGAAAACAGAAATGCTTCTTATTCTACGTCAAAATGCAAAGCCTACGCTAAATGCAGCGCGAGCTTTAGCGCCTGTGTCTAAAAAAAAGCACACTGCGAGAGGTGTGGTTATTAATCCTGGTAATCTTAAAAAATCATTAGGAAATATAACAGGCAAAAGTGCTAATCCTACAATATTTGTAGGTGCCAGAGTAAAAGGAGCGAATAAAGGTTGGTATGCCCATTTTGTTCATGATGGTATCAATGTGTATTCTAAAGGCTTTAAAAGAAAGCGTAAAAAAGGAGCAAACATGAGCGCTGCAATCCGCAGAACGACTGCAAATCCTTTTATTACACAAGCTTATGAATCCACAAAAAACAATGTTACCGCTGATGCGGAACGCAAAATGGGATTGTTCATTCAACGTAGAATCGATAAACTAAGTTAATTATGTTAAAGATATCTGAAGCCTTAGTTTTATTTCTGAGCACGCATAGCGATTTTACAAATAAAATGGGAATTAAAATATTTCCTATTGTGGCACCGGAGAAAACTGATTTTCCTTTTACAACCTATCGCATCAATGAGCAAACGGCACTGAGTAAAGATGGAACCGCCGCAACGGTGCAACTCTATTTTTGGTTTGGTCCAAATGAATATGCAAAATGTGTCACGTTTACCGATGCAATGAAATTAATTATTGAAGCAAACGAAAATTACGAATGGCAAAGTGCAACCGTCGATTTTATCGAAGAAGGATTTTCATTCGTTGGAATTATTAATCTAAATACAAATTAGAAATTATGGCAGCAGGTCAAATTTACAAAGGAAAAAATGTGCGTTTTTCATACAATGGAAAAGCGCTTTACCACGCAATGTCTTGTAAGTTGTCGATTTCGACAAAATTAGAAGAAATTGCTACAAAAGATACGCAAGGAACGGTATCAACACCATCAAATTACGCGTGGAATATATCTGCAGAATCTTTAGTGGCTAATAAGCCGGCTGCATCAACGCAATTGGATTTTATGGATATTGTCACTTTACAACTGGCAGGTACTGAAATTGATATTACGTTTACGGATGGCGCTACAGGAAACTTTATCCTTTCCGGAAAAGTGTATGTTGAAAGTTCTGATATTACTGCCGAAAATGGTAATTCAGTAACAGGATCTTTCTCTTTCAAAGGAAACGGAAATCTTACTAAAACATTAGCGCTGTAAGATGAGTGAAATTATTGTAAAAATTAAAAACAAAACCTTTAAGCTGCGATTTGGCTTAGGGGTTTTTGCAGCATTAGGCGAAAAATGGGATTTGCCATCGCTTATGACGGTTCAGCAACACGTATTAACAACGTTATCTGGAATGACTGAAGATGTTACTTTCAAACAACTTTCGGTTATAAACGATCTGATTATTGCATCAGTAGAATGCAATGATGAAAACAAAGAGCAACTGACAAAAACGGAATTAGAGGACATGTATCTGGAAGAAACACAAAATCTTCTTTCCATCATTTCAATTGTAATGCAGGAATTTATTAAATCCATGGAACAGCCTAAAGAAGTTACGGCTCCGGGAAAGTTGAAAGCTCTGAGGAGCGGAGCAAAAAAGAACCTTTAGATCCTTCCTGGGATGATCTCGAAGAACTGGCTTTAGGGCACTTGAATTTAAATTTAGATTATTTCTACAGGCTTACCCCGCGTGAATTTGCAAACACCGTGAATGGCTACCGCAAACGGGAAGATAATTTAAGCAGGGAACGCTGGATGATTGCCCGTAAAATAATGTGGGCCAGTTTAGCGCCTAACAGTAAAAACCTAAAAGAAAACCAAATACTAGAGTTTCCCTGGGAAACGGAATTGCAGGAAGAATTCACCGAAGAAGACAATGCAATACTTCTGGAAGAAATTGAAAAAGTAGAAGAATTTTATCGCCTGCAGGATGAAAAATTAAAAAACAATGCGCTTAATTAAATCGTTCTTAATTTTGCTAATCGGGATGATTAGCTTTACGGTACTGGGAACTACAACCCATCTGGAACAAAAGAAAAAAACAATCGTTTACACGGAATTTACTTTTCCGGTAACAGTTGTAAATGTAGCAAGTGATAAAGCGGTATTTTATGATATTGCCAGTAATAGGACCGCCGTTCCTAAAACTAAATTATGTAATTATAATAAAGAACCTATATTAAGTAATGCGCTGGATGATGTAGGATGGACTTATAAAAGTATTCAATTTATTAAAACGCCTTACAAAGAAAAATTGAATAAAGATTATAAATTACTAGATGATAAAGTGACTTATAATTGCAGGAGCAATTGCTAGATTAAAACTAAAAAAATAGATATAAAGCCACTAAAGCAATTTAGTGGCTTTTTTTACGATGTAAAATTTAAAAGCAAAACTTTCACCCTTTTAAAATAAACCTCAAAAGTACTTTTACTCCACTTCAAAAAGTACTACAATGGCAAGTTTAGCGAGTATCAATATCAAGTTTACTGCTGATTTACGTGGCTTCTCTTCTGAGATGCAAAACTCGTTACGCCAAATTGATAAAGCAGGTCAACAGTTCCAGAAAATAGGACGCTCTATGTCGGCTTTTGTGACGTTGCCAATTTTGGCAGCCGGTGCAGCTGCGGTAAAATTTGCTAGTGATTACAACGAATCGTTAAATAAAGTTGATGTTGCATTTAAAGGATCTTCGCAGCAAGTAAAAGAATTTGCAAAAACCTCTTTAGAAAGTTTTGGTATTGCTGAAGGCTCTGCTTTAGAGTCTGCTTCTTTGTTTGGAGATATGGCAACAGGAATGGGTTTGCCTGTAGCGGCTGCTGCGAAAATGTCGACTTCTTTAGTTGGTTTAGCAGCGGATTTATCTTCTTTTAAAAACATTGGAATTGAGCAGGCAAATACAGCTTTAGCAGCAATATTCACAGGTGAGACAGAATCGCTTAAGAAATTAGGTATCATAATGACGGAAGTGAATTTAAAACAATTCGCTTTGAATTCTGGTATTACAAAAACCTATGAGACAATGTCTCAAGCCGAAAAAGTAAATCTTAGATACAATTATGTTTTGTCGCAAACAAAAAATGCACAAGGCGATTTTACAAGGACTTCAGGCGGTGCTGCCAATCAAACAAGAATATTTACTGAATCATTAAAGCAAGTAGGACAACAGCTTGGCGCAGTTATTTTGCCATTATTTACAAAGGTAATTACGGCAATCAATGAAAAAATAAAAGCATTTTCAAAGCTTTCTGAGGGTACTAAAACAGTAATTGTAGTAGTTGCTGGATTAGTAGCGGTTATAGGTCCGTTATTGCTAGGTATTGGTGCTTTATTATCAGCTATTCCTTTTATCGTGGCTGGATTTGCTTTAATAAGCGCTTCAATACTGCCAATATTAGCAGGAGTTGTTTTGTTGGGCGGTGCTTTATTAGTCCTTAAAAACGCATTTGCCGAAACAACTAAGGCTTCGGTTCAGTTAAACGATTCTCAAAAATTAACGCAAAAAGTAACGGATGAAGCAACGGCTTCAATTGTTGATCAGAAATCAGCATTAGAATCGTTATTGATCACGGCCCGTAATGAAAATGAAACCAAAGCCAATCGTTTAAAAGCGATCCAGGCAATCAATAATATATCGCCTCAATATCTAGGGAATCTTACTTTAGAAAATATTAATACTGATAAGGCCCGTGTATCTGTAGAGAAATACAATGCGGCTTTAATTGCCGGTGCAACGGCTCGTGCGGCTTCTCGTTTATTAGAGCAAAACCAAACAGACAAAATAAAAGCTGGTTTTGAACGTGAAAAAGCATTAGCGGATTACAATGCAAAAAGAGAAACTGCGATTGCTAAGGGTTGGGAAGCGGAAAAAACTTTCTATGAAGAAAACAACCGCTTGTTACAATTTGCAAATGAAGCGTTAGATCGAAAAAATACAAAGTATGATTCAGAGTCTAAGTTACTTACTGAAATTTACAATAAAAATAAAGACAATTTAAAATTAGTGGCATCAACAGCAACCGTTGCTGATGTTGTGGCTCCTACTAAATCTAAAAAAGCAGCTGCATTAAAAGCGCCTGCAAATATATCCGCGCTAGATGTCCCGATAACGAATCGTTTATCAACTGGAACAATTGAAGCGTATGATGCTGAAATTGCAAAGCTAAAAGAATTTAGAGACACGGTTGTAACAACCGCGGAACAGATTAAACAGGCTGATGATGCAATTGCAAAAGTTGAGTTTGCAAAAGCGTTGAATTTTGATCCTTCTTCTGTAATAAAATCAGTTGAAACAACCGAGCAAATGATGACGCGTTTAGCGGCTTCGGTTTCCGGTGCAAAAGCGGTTATAGAAGTGGAGCAAAATTCTATGGTTGCAAACGCGAATTCTTTTAATGAGCAGTTTTCTGCTGTTTGGCAAAATACTATTGGCGGTTTTGCTGAGAATTTTGGTGCTTTGATAGGGCAGTTTGCTGCGGGCGGTGCTTCGCTTTCGTCTATAGGTAATTTGTTTTTAACCACATTAGCTGATATGGCTATTCAGGTGGGAAAAATTGCAATTACGGTAGGTTTAGCTGTTTTGGGAATTAAAAAAGCCTTAGAATCTTTAAATCCTTTTGTTGCAATAGCGGCGGGAGTGGCTTTAATAGCTATAGGAACATTTGCTAAAACATCATTAGGTAAAGCTTCTGGAGGAAGGACACAAGCTTTTGCAGATGGCGGAATCGTTAATGGTACATCGTACTATGGCGATAAGATTATGGCTCGTGTAAACTCGGCGGAAATGATTTCGAATACGGACCAACAAAAACGCATTTGGGGTGCTATGAATGGTGGTGACGGGACCGCAATTATTCCAAGTTTAAAAATATCAGGTTCTGATTTATTAGTTGTTTTTGATCGTGCTACAAACCGTAAAAACCGCATAGGCTAATGAGCTATTATATTGACATACTCGATATGACAAGTCCGCTTACACAATTAGTGTTGGAGGATGCTTCTGCGTCTGGAATTGTCCTGAAGTGGAATGGTGGCGATACTAAAGATGAAATGGCGATCGTATCTAGTGAGTTTAATTTTGATATGCTTACTAAAACCGCAAAAGATGCCGCTTTTATTAAATTCTTTACCGGAGACGAACATCGCTTTAAGGTGTTGGTAAAAAACAATGCGGATGATAGTATTATTTGGCAAGGCTATATATTACCTGATTTATACAGTGAGCCGTATCAAAACGGTTGTTTCTTCGTCTCCTTTACGGCTAGTGATGGATTAGGTAGATTAAAGGGTAAATACCTTCCCAATGAATATTATTCCCGTGAAAAATCACTTATTGATATTTTTTGCCAATGCCTAAAATTAACGGGTGTCGAGTTGGATTTATATTTTAATCCCGCTATTGAGAACTTCGTCAATAAAAATTGGAATACGATATACATTGATACGGCTACTTTCTTGGATAAAGATAAAAAACAAGATGCTTATTCCATTTTGGAAACTTTATTAAAGGATACGCTCAGTGTTTGTTACCAAGCCGACAACCGCTGGTATATTGAAGGGGTAAATACCCGTCATGTTCGTCAGGTTACTTATAAGATTTACAACACTACAGGAACGCTTACCGGAACATTAATTTACAATCGTTTATTAAAAGATATTACGGCATTAGCAACGCCTGTTTTTACAACTATACCGCCGTATAATGAAATTACTATTACGCATGATAAAATAGCGCCTAATTTTTCTAAAGAAGTAAGTAAGGAAACGATTGATGGTTGGGCGATAGTTACCGGGGTTAAAGGGGAAGTGCACGCAACGGAATGGATGGGGTATAATAATTATTATTTAAAATGTACTAATCCCGATTATAATTGCACTCTTTTTAATATGGGTTATTACAACGGAAGCCAGTATGTAAATTATATTCAAGATGATTTAAAAGTAGTTTCTTTAAAAAATAAAATATACATAGCTAAAGGACAAAAAGTAAAATTTGAATTTGATTTTAAAATAAAGAAGCCTGTTTGGCCTAATGAAAATCCGGAAAATATAGCTTTATGGAGTAATCCTTTCAAGTATGAAATATTTTTTAATAATGTAGTTATATACAGCAATTTTGGAGGAATAGTGCTTGATCAGGAAATGTTGGTTTTTGACACTTCTGGAAAAGCTGGTTTAGAGATAGAACATATTTTTTTAGAAGAAGGTTTGATTGATGTACGATTTTATGCTCCACCGGGTCAAATTAATATAAATAGAATATTAGGAATTGAAATAATAAAAGCGTCTGTAGATATTATTGATTTTCAGGAAGTTGAAAAAATAACAGATGTAATAAACGGGGAATTCACTATTGATAAAGAAGTGGGCTTAATTTATAGCGATGATAAATCAGGTTTTTCTAAAGGTTTTCGTTTATATAAATTGAAAGAGCAAACTTTATTTTTTAATCAAATTGAAGTTCCTGTACTGTATTATTTTTCTTTAAGAGGTAATAATTATAGTGTTGTACAACTTGAGGGTGCGAATCTTATTAAAGAAAATATGCATAATGTTTACGTATCGGGATTGTTAATAAATGTTATAAATGTTTTTTATAATTTCAATGATGGTGAGCAAATGGTTGTTCAAACGGAATTGGCTCAAACGTCGGGGAGTTTTACGGTAAAAAAATATGCTACAGATGATAATTTATCTTCTCGAACGCATTGGCTACAATGGACTGACGCTGTTTATAAAATAGAAAACACCTCGTACAGTAAAACGGTTGCAAACATTTACCGAAGAATGTTTAATGAAGCGCATGAAAAGTTTGATTGTACGGCTTTGAATGCGGTAAAGTTCAATGATATTATTTTGTTTAAATACGTGTATGAAAAAGATTTCATAGTCCTAAACTGCTCTTGGAATCTTGATGAAAATAAAACAACTTTAACGCTGGGTCGCTCGCATTATAGGGACGTAAGTTCCACAACTCCTGGTGACGAAAATATACCTCCAATAGTTTTGGCTGGTGACGATATTTACTTGACAAATACGCAAACAACGGCATCGGCTTTAGCGACTGCTTATGATCCTGACGGAACAATTGTAAGTCAAGTGTGGAATAAAACGGTTGGAGGTTTTGGCGACATTATCAATACGCCATTTGCTTTAGCGACAACTTTTCAAAACCTCACGGAAGATTATTACACGTACCAAATCCAGGTTACAGATAACGATGGCGCTACGGCTTTAGATTCTTTAAATATTATCAGAATCAAAGAGTATACCGTCACTTTGGATTTAGTTTCTGAAATAGTTACTCAAGTAGTTATGGCTGTGGGTAAAAAGAGTAGGAAATTAAAATTATCGATTACACCTAATATTATGCCTACGGATTCTTTGGCTTTTTATGGTGTTTTCGAAGGTTTGGTAAATATGTCAGGATCTAAATTTAGTATGGAATCATCAGCGGGTTATAGTATAGAAAAAAACGGAGTAATTATAGAGAGTTCTAATAGTTTAGGTAATTCAAAAACAATTCCAATCACACTAAATTATATAGCTTCGGATGTGATTTATATAACGTTAAATGCAACCGGAGCCGCTGATTCAGGAACTATAAATGATTATAGTCACGTAAGGAGTAAGATCAAATTAAATACGGTTGTGGTGACAAATGGAAATTTAAGATTGAATGGATTACCTGTAGAGGCAGAATCATATATGACAACTTATTAATTATGGCTGACATAAAACGAATAGGAGTAGGAAATAATAAATATCCCTCCATAGGTGAAAATGATATTAAGGAACCAACGATCCCTTTTGACTTTAGTACTAACGAAATTACGTTTGATCAGGAAGATAGAACGTTTGACGAAAACCCGAACATATAATGGCACTACAAAAGCTTTTTTTAGGAACAACAACCGGCGATAAAACGGGTACTGGCGCAAAAAGTGCGGGCCAAATGATTAACGCTAATTTCGATTATCTCGAAGCTAAAATCGATAATGTCGATAAATTAGTTTCGGAAACTGGTTTTTCTTTGGTGGGTCAAAGTTTAACGATGAATATCGGTTGGCAATGGCTTATTAATGGAGTTCCGTATACAAATCCGGCGGCTGTAGTGATTAATATTCCTTTTGCCGCCGCAGGAATGCAACGTATTGATTTGATTGTTTTAAACACGTCAAACACGTTTACTCGTATTGCAGGAACTGAAAGCGTAAGTAATCCTGTAACACAACCCGTTCCTAACGATACGGTGCAAGCTACTTTGATTGTTGTTACTGATGGCGTTATTGAACAGCCAACGGCTCCGGTGGCTGGTGACGCGTACATCGCCAAATCAGAAGCTACCTTCAAGAAGTTATCAGGTTCAGGATATAAAGCGGAATTTTCTATAACGGATCAAGCAACAAATTTCCTGGTGGTTGCAGCAACTTCTTTAGGATCTATTTCAGTTTCTACTGCAAATAAAAAATTTATTTACGATGGTAAGGATCATTATTTAAAAAATGTAAATGGCGGTATTTTACAAGTATTGCATCTTTCTGGAACAGGAAACTTTAAATACTCCTTCCCTAACGCTGAAACGTTATCGATAAAAAACAATGAAATCGTTCACTTCAAGTGGCGCTTTGATGCTGGTAATTCTGGCTTTTTGGATTATGTAGGGATTGTTTACGACAAAACAAGAATAGGACTTGGAAACGTAGACAACACAAGTGATCTAAATAAACCAGTAAGTACCGCACAAGCCGCTGCTCTAGCTTTAAAACTAAATAGTTCTGATTACAACAATAGATTTAAAGGAGTTTATCTTACCCAAGCCGCTTTAATTTCAGCACACCCAATAGCTAATATTGGCGATTATGCACAAGTAAATGAAGTAGGCGCTGCTGATGTTGTGAATTACAACTGGGATGCTGAAGAAATTATTTGGGTAAAAAATGCGGTAACAGGAAGTGGAGCCACGAACACGGATCAATTACCTGAAGGTACGAGTAATTTGTATTTTACGACAGCACGGGTTTTGGCTACTTTAGTAAGTGGACTTTCTCTTGTTACAGGAGGTGCAATTGTTTCTACAGATAGTGTTTTAGTAGCTTTTGGCAAATTGCAAAAACAAATTAATGATTTAGTTTCTGGAAAACAAAACAAGTTAGTTGCGGGTACGAATGTGACAATTGACAGCACAAACCCATTGGCACCCATTATTAATGTTAATATTTTAAACGCAAATGATAATGTATTAGGAACAATTATTCCAGGAATTAGAACATCAACAGAATTAACAATCACGGCACCAAACACAACATATTCAATTCTTAATAATATATTAAACGTATCAAAAAGCGTTGGAGTGTTTCAAGCGGATAAATTTGTTTTTTCTAATTATGGAACGTCCACATTAGATAATTTTGAATTGGAAATTGTTGGTGTTTGTAAAACACTTGGATTGGGAATTGCGCCTTTTCTAGATTCGTTACAGACGTCTTATAAATTTTTGTGGAGTTGCAGAAGAACAAATACCGGAATGGCTATTGCTTCAACGACAAGTGATGGAACTACATGGACTGATAGAATAACATCGACAAATATTGTACTTATAGAAAAAAATGATTTGGTTTCCTTTAAAATGACAAGGATAAAAAATAAAATAATTTTCACGGTTAAAAATATAAGTACCGGAGAATCATCGGATTTATCTTTTGTAAGCAATTACAATGAAACGGCAAATTGTCAGCCAACAATGTTTCAATATGGGTTTCAAGTGTTAGATGGTGAATGGGAAATTAATTCATTTACAGTTAAATCCAATGAGCAAAAAAATATTGACTATTTATTTGTAGGTGATAGTATTACGCAAGGTTTTTCTATGGAAGATTCCTCCGTAATTAGAAAAAGCAGTTCATCACGGTTTTTTGATTTATTTAAAAACCGAAATACACAAAAAATTTCCTTACACGCATCTGGAGGGGCACAAATTTTAGATATGCAAACCACATTAAATGAAATTGGATTAAGAAATCCAAAATCGGTTTTTTTAATGCTTGGAACAAACGGCACGAATCAAGCTAATTACCAAACATTAATAAATGCAATAACAGCGAAAGGAATATCCGTTTATCCATTAACAATTCCACCAACAAACGGAACTTTTAATGCATGGATAAAATCAACTTATTCACAATATATTGATGCATCGCAAACTTTGTTCACTGGCGGTGATTCGTCAGCGAGTACTTGGAACGCAACATATCAAGGTTATGCCGGGCATCCAAACGCGGCCGGCCATGGTGTTATTTATGATAAATTAAAAAGCATCATAAATGTTTTAAAATTGATAGTACCAAATTTAATATCGACCGGAACAACATCAACAGAAATTAATTTTACGTGGACGCAATCATTAAATAATAACGGTTATACTTTACAGTATTCCACTGATGGCATAAGTTTTATCAATCTTGCTTCAATAGGTGTAAACGGCAACACCTATAAACATAGTGGATTAACTTTGAATCAAACTTTTTATTATAGAATTTTAGCCGTAGGCGTGGCACCATTTATTAGTAGTGATTATTCTTCAATTGTTAATTTTTCAGCAACAAATGATGTTGTGTTGGGTGACTTTTTAAGTTCAAGCGCAAATGGTTCTCGAATTATAAGTATGAATAGGAAATTAGCATCTGGTATTGATGGATGGTTTAAATGTTCTGTTAGCACATTGACATTAGCACAATTAGATAGGGTTATTTTTGCATTAAGACATGACAATTTACTTACAGGAGCGGACAATTGGGTGTATCATAACTATATGTTTTATTATTTTCAAGATAATATGATTCATTTATCATCAATAAATGCGGATGTGGCACCGCCAACAATTGTAAGACAAGCAAACCAATGGATTAGGTTAAGAAGAACGAGTGGAACGGTTTACTATGAATACTCAAATGACAATATAAGCTGGGTTATACTAGCGTCAAGGATTGATAGCGGTGATTTATACGCACAGTTAATGTTCTTAAATCCAGATACACAAATTAAAAGCGTCACCGTTTCAGGAACTTTTGTGGCAGTTTAAATCCAAGAACTTTTTAAATGAATATAAATTATTAACAAAATAACGCATGGAAAAACTACTGGCTTTTGCCTTACCAAAATTCACATTACTATCACTATTTATAAAAAAACCATTTTTAATAATAGCAAGTGTTCCTGCTATTACAGCAGTATCACAAGTAGTGAGTTATGGAAGTGTTTGGTTTATATTTTGGTGGTTTTTTATAGGTGATCTACTAACGGGGCTTTTGGCTTCGTTTTATGAATGGAAGAAAAGCGATCATAAAGAACGTTGGTTTTTTGGAAAAGGCGAAGGGTTCTCAAGCGACAAAGCCAAGAAAATGGGGATCAAGTTAGCGGTATATCTTTTGGTTCCACAACTATTAATAAATCTTCAAAAAACACTTTTGCTTAAAAACTTCAAGTATTCAACAATTTCTGATGCTGAATTTGAATTAGCAACAATTGTGGTTTTATTCTTTTGTGCCATCGAAGGCTTTTCAATTGTTCATGAAAACCTGCCTAAATGTGGTATTGATTTATGGGGTTCTTTAAAAAAAATGATTGGTTTTGTTAAAGAAGTAAAATCTGAAATAACTAAGTAATTATGAAAACAATAACACTTCAAGAAATAAAATCTTTGGCCTTAGAATTTGGCGTACCAGTTTCAAGAATCCAAGCAATAAAACATGTAGAAAGTGGAGGGATTGGCTTCGATAAAAAAACAGGAAAGATAATCATCCAGTTTGAGCCGGTTTGGTTCAAAAGAAAATCTCCTTATACTCCTTCAGGGAAATGGTCATTAAACAAAGTAGAGCACCAAGCTGAAGAGTGGTTGGCTTTCAATGATGCTTTCGCTAAAAATCCTAATGCAGCAATGGAAGCGACTTCAATTGGAATGATGCAAGTAATGGGTTTTCATTGGGAACTATTAGGATTTAAGTCTGTTGGAGCGATGTGGGATTATGCTAAAAAATCAGAATACAATCAACTGCGAATCAGTTTGCTTTTTATAAAATCAAATAAGAAAATGTTTGATGGATTGGTAAAAGGAGCATGGAAAGTAGTGGCTTACTACTATAATGGAGAAGAATATTGGAAATTATTATATGATGTAAAACTGGCTAATGCCGAAAAACTATATTTATGAAAAATTGGCAAGTGAATTTATATAATCCTTTATGGAAAGAGTTTTTAAAATATCTGGGATTCTTTATTCTAGGTTGTTTTATTACTTTATGGTTCAAAGGATGCTCAGGAAGTACGCCATCGCCACAAATTGCAAAAGTAATAGTTCCGGAAGTAAAGGGAAGTTTTGAAGCTAAAAAACCTGGTCATGAAGCAATTGTCATAAAGGCAAATATGCAAAAAGGTAAAACGGTTTTTGTTGAAAATCCAATTAATGAAAATTTGATTGCTGAAAATGAAAAATTAAAAAAGGATTTTGCCAAAGCTGATAGTTCAACAAAGGATGTGATTTTTGAAAAAGTAGCTACATTAAA